GTAGCGCAGTCCGGTAGCGCACTAGCATGGGGTGCTAGGGGTCGAGTGTTCGAATCACTCCGTCCCGACCATATTTTGTAAAGGGAATCAGCCACTTACAGGTTTGATTCCCTTTTTCATTTCTGGACGGCGCAAAACCCGCGCAAAACTGGCGCAAAACTATCCGGCGATTTCGCTGATATCCAGGTCGGGTACCGCCTCTGACCAGACCACTTCCGCGTGATCCTTCTGGTAGTTTTTGGTCATCTCTTCGCTGGCATGACCAGCAATCTTTTGCCCATCCTTCCCAGCTTTCTTGTACAGGTGCAGCGACAGTGCTCTGACTTCATGGAAGCCCGGCATCTCTTCTTCCTTCCATCCCTTGTAACAATCCGCTGCCTCCCGCGCTTCCTTGAAAGCCCTGGTCAGATACCGTTCCTCAATTTTGGTCCAGTGCTCTTTCGTTTCAGCCTGCTTCTGTTTCTTTCGCTCCGGCCGCCGGTGAATTAGAAAAGGCGAGACGATGTTGTCTCGGCAGTGGCTGATGACCCGCTGAAGCTCAGGTGTAACCCTGAACCTGATCCATGCCATGTCCGACGCTTTCGCGGTCTTTTGCTGGACCACGTAGAGGTATCCATCCTTCACGTCCTCGAACTTCATGGACAGAATGTCGGTGCGCCGCTGCGCGGTGATCAGCGCCAGATCGATTGCGTTCTGCAGCCAAGCGGGCGATTTCTCCCGGATGGCTTTCAGGCCTTCGACGGTGTGGCGCTTGCGGGCCTTCTTTTCGATCCGGCTGATCGTGCTAATTGCTGGGTTGTCGGGGCATAGCCCCTTCGCTGCGGCGTGGTTGAATATATCGATCAGCAGTGCGCGGCACTGGTTCGCGGTGCGCGGCGTAACGGAATCCAGCAGCTCGGCGATCATACGAATCGTGATCTGGTCTATCGCTTTTCCCTCGAACGCCTTGCGGAAGCGACGGAAGTGGACGGCGTATAGGCCGAGCGTTCCCGCTGAAAGCTCACGGGGAGGCAGCACCTTTTCTTCGTACTGGGTCAGGAACGCGGTGAACAGCTCGGCAGATTCGCCCATCACCGAGCCAACCAGGTCGGCGCCCTGCATGAAGGCGAGGTTCAATTGTTTGGCCGCGTCTACCGCTTTCACTCGATCTGCTCCGAACGGAAACCATTTGCCGTCAGTCGGCCTGCGGTACCGGTAAGTCCCGCGCCGATCATCCAGGTAGAGGTTCGGCGGCAAGCCTCTGTTCGACTTATTGCGCGGCCTTGGGACCATCATGCAGCTCCTTTCAATACCATCGCTACGAGCTCGTTGCCGGCGGATTTGTTGAAAGCCGCCCAATCGATATACCAGAGTTTCCCGATCTGCTCGCCCGGAAGCTTGCCGTCTCGGATGTAGTTGCGGATCGCCTGGGAGCAGGGTGGTGTACCGTTCTCCCCCCAGCGCCGGCGGCGGAATTCGCTGATCTTGATCAGTTCGCGCTTCATGGCGTCACCATCCGTCGAGCCCAGCTGACATACGGTCCATCCTCGGTATCGAAGATGCCCATCAGAAACCATTCAGGTCCGGGTGAAGCAGGGTTCCAGGCCGTGCACGCAGCATCTTCTTCGGGAAGATCATAGGTCTCGTCACCCGCATGCCAGCCTTTCAGCTCAAGCTTTTGTTCAGCCACCCAGGCGAGATATGGCGCTGGGTCTTCGCCTTCCCCAAAGTCCGGGACATCTGGATGCCACCACCAACCATCTTTATCGCGAACAACCTCGGCCGGCCCGAAAATCTTCGGCGAATGGATGGAACACGGTGTGACGTAAAAGACATTCGAATACTGGCCGCCGCCGTCGCTGAAGCGCGATGTGCAGCCACACTGTGCTGGATTGTCGTTCACGAAAATGATTTCTTCAGGCATGACTTCGTCCTCGCCGCATACGCAGCAGGCAATTGGAATTGGAAATATGAGCCGTCGATCCGGTTGAATTGAATTAGCTGATCAACCACGACTCACAGATAGATGGAATCGATAACCGATTGCTTTTAGTAAGTAGGTTTTCCGTATGCAGACCGCAAACGATTTCCGTTTCACAGCCCATTCGCTCCTGCTTGCCTTGGATGAGTCGACCATCAACATGATGAAGATGGTGGTGGTCTCTTCCATGGGAAGTCCTGCCTGGAAGTCCGCAGTAATCGTGCAGCAGGCTTCGTTCGCGGCTCTTCATTTGCATCTCGGGCATGTAGACGCTCCAGCTTTAATGCTGCAGGGTTCGGCCAGATAGCCGCGCAGCAGGCAGTAGAGATAGGGTGGGGCCGAACGGGCGGCGCTGTTATTCGTGGGGCTTAGCGGTTGGCGCGGATTGGCCGGCGAGGAAATCCAAGACCGATTCGCAATGCGCAGGGGTTGGCGAGCTACCGTGCTTCAGGAGTTCTCGCGCTGTGGCGATGTCGGATTCAAGATCGTCGACGCGCTGATCGGCGACGTTCAAGCGCTGCTGGAGTGCGGCGTTCTCGGCCTGAAGGCGCGTAAAAATCTGCTGTACCTCGTCGCCCGGGTACAGAGGGTAAGTCCCGCCTTTTTCCCTGCACTGCTGCAGCCAGCCTGGTCTCTCGAAACTGACTGCATATTCGCCATCTCTACCCAAAAGCTTTTCCGCTTCAAGCTTCATAACTGGACGAGGCAGCTGAACCTCCCCGCCAGAAGGTGGAACAGGCGCGGCATCAGCGGCCTGCTCTGCGTTAGGATCGAACTGAATTTTCATCCCTAGCGCTTCAGCGAGGTTCTTCTCGATAGTGGCGCCCTTAGATTTGCTCCAGCCCGGTAGCAGGTAGATCGACCCACACAAACCGAGGCGAGTCAGGTCGTACGCCATGTAGTCGGACCATTCCAGATTGTCAGCCAATGAGTGCTCGGCCGGATTTTCTACCGTCCAGCCGTTCTCGCGAAGCATCGCAGCCGCTGCGTTAAATACTGGAAAGTTGAAGTCTGGAATTCCGCTCATTGGTCCAGCCACGTAGATACGGCCTGCACGCTCTGCCGCAGTTGGTACAGGACATCCAAAGCCCTTTACCGCGGAGCCTGTTTTTTCTGGGCGGGCGTACACTGGCCGTTCGAAGCGCCCGGTCTGTTCCCGCATCATCAGTATGCAGTCCGCGATCCCGGCTTCCAGGTTGCGAGCGTCTTCACGGGTGACGTAGGCCATCGGCTTTAGAAGATCAATTTGAGTTTCTGTTGGCATGGCGATATCCCTGTAACCCAATCAGGTTACTTTTCGAGATGTAACCTCTGGAGGTTACTTTGAGGTGGTCGGATGGTAGTGTTTGCAAAGAATTTATGGAGGAGATGTTGTTGGACGGAAATTTCTCAGAACGAATCGCTCGCTACTCCATTTGGTTACTTTGGGGTCTTATGGCTATAGGGGCGATTCTTTGGCTGCTTGTAGGATCAGTTGCGTACTGGGTTCGTGATGGCTGGCTGCCAGCAGACTCAGCTGGATGGGTCCAAGCAATAGGTGCGTTCATAGCCATTGCCGTTGCGATAGCGCTACCTTACTTTCAAAGTCGCCAGCAACAGACTGAAAGCAGAGCAGCTGCACTGCGAGAGCGTCTCGATGGTCGCAATGCTACCTATGCCTTAATGCATCATATGGAAAGCTTATATAAGAGACTGAAGGTCTACATTCGCCCTTCATATTCTTTATTCGGCGGGCCATTGAGCGGAGCGCGCGAGGATTCTTTGCTTCACGAGTTAAAACAGGCAGCGTCGATGCTTAGAGAAATCCCCGTGACTGCTATTTCTAATGAAATGGTGTTCTTCGTCATTGGATTGAGGGAGGTTGCCAATTATGGTGAATTTGTAGCTAATGCCATTGAGTCTAGAACGGTTCATCAACCTGATTGGTTAAGCTATCGAAGCAAGGCTTTCGCAAATCACGAGCTTTTAGTTCGTTGGATGAAGGAGCTAGACGAACTTGAAATGGAATCAAGAAAGTAGGGCCAGAGAATAATACCCTTGGCTTCTTAAACGGCGGCCATCAGCGCTTCGATCACGCGCTGGCCGGCGAGCGGGGGAACCGCGTTGCCAGCCATGTGCACCGTCAGGCGATGGCTGTCCGGACGCTTGGTGTTGGCGGGGAAGGACATGGCCAGCAAGTTCTCGTTGGCCGTGAGCATCCGCATCTTGTCGCCGTTCACGATTGCCCAGCGGTCCCGCGTAGTGATGGTGCCGATAGGGCGGGTGAGGGCGCGGCCGCTGCGGGTGTTGCCGTAGTAGCTGAACAGGAACTGATCGCCATATGCTGCGCGACCGGCCTTCACCCGTTCCAGCGTTGCGGCGGCTCGCCCTGGGCGTTCGATATCAGCCCAGCGGCCGGCTTCCAAATCGATGAACGAATTCGCCGCGGTGTGACGCTCTGGCCTGAGGTCGAGCATCAGCGGCGCCGCGCTTCGTGTGCAGACGAGGAACATGCGGACCCGGTTCTGAGGTACGCCCAGATCTGCACAATCGACTATGTGTGGCGCGACCTGATATCCCAGCGAGCGCATGGCCGACAGCCACGCCGGATACAGCGCCCAGTCCACGAACTCAGGAACGTTCTCGACGATGGCCGCTTCGGGTCTGTGAAACTCCAGCGCCGAGACAACTGCCCAGGCCGTGGACCGGCTTGAGTCGTGCTGCGGATTTCCGGACGACTTGCCGCGCGCCTTGGAGTGGCCTTGGCAGCAGGGCGAGGCCAGCAAGATGTCGTGACTCGGCACCTTGGTCCAGTCCGCCTGGTGCAGGTCTTGGCAGATGTGCTGAGTGTCCGGGTGGTTCGCGCTGTGCCACTCTACCGCGACCGGCCAGTGGTTGGCGGCCCAGAGTACTTCGACACCCGCTGCGCGGGCACCGGTGGACCATCCACCGAGGCCGGCAAACAGATCTATAGCCGTGGCCATTATTTAGTCACCATTGTATAGTTTTAAAAGGTAAGTGGAGAAAACGTCGATGAACGTTCTAAATTGGTTACGTTCAAAAAAAGATGACATAGCGATGCTGCTGTCTTTCATAGCTTTGTTAGTTTCCGCTGGTAGTTTGTATTTGTCGGCTCACGAAACAGATGCTGTTACCGTCAGGATTGTTGATTTTGATGGTCCGTCAGGTGATTTGAAAAAATTAAATGTGAAAATGGTACTCGCGAACGGAGGAACCCTGCCATATTTGATAAGTGAAATAACGATGGTGGTGAGTGAAGATATGGGGGGTGATGGTTATATGTCTTATACTGATGGATCAACCTCTGCGAAAAGCACACCATTTGTTCTAGATAAAGGAGAAATGGAGTTAGTCGAAATAAAAACGCCTGTTGTAGAAATGGCTGGTAAGAGTAAAAAGCCGCGTCCGGTCTACGTGGCAGCTATAGTGAAGTCAGTCGATGTATACGGTGAAGTTCACAGCGTACAGTTATGGTTTGCAGGGACGTGTATAAAGTCGGGGCTTTTTGCTGGGGGCTTTGTTTCATCGCAAAAGTTTTCGTTGAAGGTAGATAATAAGTCTATTTTTCAGCGTGAGGATGCGAATCCCTGCAATTATTAATTTACGCATTCTAATTTCAACTGAGCGAGCAAGGCGGGCAAGCACCATTTCAACCTGTGTCTCTCGCTGCCAGCTCGGCGAGCTGTTCATGCCAGCCAGTTTCAATCAGTGCCGTCGCAGCCTTTATGTGCTCGACGTGGATCATCGCTGACGACTTAATTTCGAGCCGGTAGACAATCATGTCGCCGTCGGCAGGGCAGACGGCCGCAAAGGTGTGCCTGTAGGTGTTCATGCTGATCCTCGCCAGTGGCGTGATTCGTGAAAGTGGGCTTTGCTCTCTACTCTCGCTGGCAATTCATTTTTTGGAGGTTGCGATGAGCGGAGGAGGTGATGGTGGTGGTTCACACGTATGGCCATGGAAGGACAACCGGCCGGTGCCATTCCCCCTTTCGGGGATACCGATGACCATCAAGGATTTGATCGGAAGAAAATGCCGCTTAGTGCGGTATGGAGATTCCACAACTGCGGATATCGAACCTGGCAGAATCACGGTTTTTTTGAATGAGGACGGAAGAATCCAAGACATTTACCTTGATCCTGAAACTTCTGATGTGCCACTGACTGCAACATATGGAGGAGGCGGGATGGATAGCGGCGGTTGATCAAGCGGCCGGATTTGCGTCGTGGAAAACATCCATCTGCGCCGCGCCGTCCAGCCAGGCTGCTTCGATTCGTGCCCGAGCCATTGCCGCATATTCCGGATTCAGCTCACACAGGATCGACCGCCGGCCTTCCTGCATTGATACCAGCGAAGTGGTACCGGCACCGCCGAACGGGTCGAGCACCAGCCCACCGCGCGGGGCACCGGCCAGAATGCAAGGCCGGATCAGATCAGGCGGGAAGGTGGCGAAGTGGGCGCCCTTGAAACTGTGGGTTGCAACGGTCCAGACACTGCGCTTATTTCGCGTCAGAAGATCCCAGCTGCTCGGCTCCCGATCTGGTCGGTGCGTGCCTTTACTCTGGCCTGGTATCGCCTGCTCGCGCTTCGAACCTTCGCGCTGAAAGCTGTCACGATTGCTTCTGGCTGACCCGTCCTTGTGGAATGTTCCGTGTCCGCCTTCGCCGGTAGAGGTGTCCCAGCCGGCGGGGACAGTCACTCGCGGCTTCGGTACAGGGTCAAATCCGTGGCCGAATCCCACGCCCGATGGCGTTGGCCCGTAAGCTGCTGGCTCCCGGATTGCTCGCATGTCGCAGTGGTACCGGCGCGACTTGCTGAGCAGGAACAGATACTCATGAGCTTTGGTGCAGCGGTCCCGCGTCGACTCAGGCATTGGGTTTGGTTTGTGCCAGATGATGTCCCGCCGCAGATACCAGCCGTCATCCTGCAGCGCGAAAGCGAGGCGCCAAGGCATCCCCATCAAATCCTTATGCTTCAGCCCAGCAGGAGCTGAACGCCAACCTGTCGCCTCTCCTTTGCCTTGCCATGCTCCGTCGCCGCGTTCCGCCATAAAAGAACCGCCGCCGCCACGTCCTCCGGACGCGTAACTGTCACCCATGTTCACCCAGGCAGTGCCATCGTCTCGGAGTACTCGCCGCACTTCGCGGAAGACGTCCACCAGCCTGGCGATGAACTCTGCCGGTGTTTCCTCCAGGCCGATCTGACCCTCGACGCCGTAGTCGCGTAGGCCGAAGTAGGGCGGGCTTGTCACGCAGGTGTGAACTGACTTGTCCGGCAGCGTCCGCATCATGTCGATGCAGTCGCCAACCAGAATCTGGTGCTGCTTGCTCATGGTTCGATTCCATGCGGTTGGGAATGGCCTACGCTTAGTGCTCTAGAAGGAGGGTCGGCGATGATCAAAGGCGCTGAAGACTCGGAGCGGATTGCCGAGTTTTATGAGTACATCGAGGATGGAGAGGTGAAGGAAGCTTTCGCACTGCTTCTGGGCTCATTCACCTGCTACAAAAAAGTAACCTGCCGGGTATCCGCCCAGAAAAAGGTCAGATCCATTGCGGTCGATTACAAAGGCAAGTGGTGCTTTTCCATCATGGCATCCAAGCAGAAACTCGTATTTCACTGGCGACCACATATCCTGAACATGGGCCTTTATAAGAAGGCTCCGATTAAAGCCAATTTTGGCGACAGATTTACGGATAAATCGCACAAAGAGGACGATGAGCACTGGGCAGTGACTCTCAAGAACATTCAAGACGCTCTCATCCTTCTTTTGCTTCTTCAACTCAGCTGAATCTCACCTACGCTTACCTCTCCACAGGAAGGGAGAAGGTCATGAGCGAGAACAGGGAACTGGCGCTATCTATCGCGCTTGAAGCTGTACTGAACGCAGCGCGCGAGCTTCACGTTGATGTCGATGAGCTTTGCGAGCAGGCAATTGGGTCGCTGACGTTGCTGCCTAAGAGCGTATCGCCGTCTGTTGTTGCCGCTATCCGAGAAATCGAGGTTGCATCTGATGCCCTTGATTTCGGCGGTGGGGAAGGCGGCTGATGCGCTGGTGTGATCAGGCGCGCCGAACGAGAAAGCCGAACATGCACTCGATGTCATGCAGCTCGCATTGGTTGTAAGCCCTGTATTTCGCTTGGCTTGCGGTGGCGGCGTAAACACTGACGGTGCATTTATCAGGATCCCACCATCCCCAACCGCGAACCAGCACCCGCCAACTCTTCAGGGGAAGCTCGTCGGCCATTTCGCCGTACTGCATCTCCCACGTCGGGTGGTAGTTGCAAATGCGCTTCTTCCGATCGCTGTCCAGCACCACACCAATGTAATGGCCACGGTCAGCGAGGATGACTCCAGGTTCGCCATCGGCGATCACGCGGCGCCCGACCTCGGCCGGGACTTTGTAATGCTGGCGCACGTAGGCGCAGTTGTGGCTCATGGCAATGCTCCATGCGAAAGCCTCCGAAAGTTCGGTGGCGAATAGGTTGGTGGTGGGCTATACGTGGTGACCGGCATGGGGCCGGGTCAAGGAGGGCAATGTGGACGATCAAGAGCTGCTGATGGTGCGGATGAATAGGCTCGATCGGGAAGAAGCCGAGGCCAATCGCCTAGGTATCGATCACCGGTTCATGCATATGTCGGCCCTATCTCCAACAACTCGACGTTCGCATGCCGAACGCTCAGGGAATCTGTACACAGCAGACGAAATAAGGGAATGGGTTTCTGAAGGCGAAAATTCAGTAGGTTGCAAGTGCGCATTCGTTCAGGTTTTGGTGGACGAAAACGGCAAGCTAAGAGCACCAAATATTGCAGAACGATTGCGGGTGGCTAGAGATAAGTACCTGGCCAATCTTGGCGACTAGCAATCATCGATTGCGAGCAAGGCTTTCTTCCTACAAAACATCTCCAAACTCCGCGCCACAATTGGCGATACCGTTATTTCGTGGCGCGGGATCGATAGAAGCGGCAGGGCCCGATCAGGCCCTAATCCGTGAAGATGGTGAATCATCAGCGTCAGCGCTTCACCTTGTTCGTCAATCTCCGCCCAGGCCATCAGTTCGGCGAGGGCCTGTTTCGTTCCGGCGCGAACCCGAAACCGCAATTCCTCCTCGCCGGCCTTGCGTCTCCTCTCCGTCATGCGTTCGTCGCGCTGCTTCTGGTTCAAAGCCATAACCGGCCTCCGTCAATCCGCTGGGCGGAAGGTGAATGTGTTCCTGCCGTCTGCGCTGGGCGACGAGTCTGCTGATGCGCTTCATGCTGCCTTCACCTGGTTCCAGGCACCGGCAGCGGTGAAGATCTTGGCGGCCTGTTCTTCGTCCAGCGAGACCTCAGAGGGGATCGCGATCCAGCCGTACGCCACCAAGTGCTTCGCGTTACAGCTGTCGCGCAATTCGGTGTAGTGGTGCTCGATCGCCTCAGTGATCTGGCTGGCGAGGTACATGCCTATCGGCGCAATCTCAACCGATTTCAGGTACTCGCTGCCGTCCTGCCTGACGCACATGCAGCTGATGTAGATCGTCCAGCGGTGGGATACGTCGAAGATGGCGTCGACGATCTGCCGGCTTCGGATCACGCGGCAGTTCTTCCAGTTGAACATCCACTGCCTGCCGCTGGGATCGATGTTCACCACGCAGACGTGGTTCGTGCTGAGGATGGCCCGGCAAGAGCGCTCGATTCGAGCGCGCAGGTTATGGGCTTTGCGTTTCACAGCGACTCCGCCATCTGCCTGATCTGCTTGCGGCCGGCAGGCGAGATATTCCGCGTCTTCCGCTTGAGCACCGTTTCAGGGTCTACCCAGTCCCGGCGCTTGGGCGGGATTGGGGTACCGGTGAAGCAGGAGCCCTGGGTGATTCGGCCGCCGTTTTGCTCGTAAGCTGCCATCGCCGCGGCGAATTCGGCTGACTTGCTTAGTGTCGGAGCGTCAGGACTTAGGCTGAAACTGATCATGCTGCTTTGCTCCTCAGCTTCTGCTCGTAGCTATCAACCAGCAGCTTGAATTGCCACAGGTCTTCTTCGAGCTTTTCGATGTAGTTGTCGTCACGCTTGAACTCCTGCCACCAGAGCTGGCGGCCAGCCGGGCGCAAATCTGGGCAGTACATCCCGATATGCCACCACTTGCGACCAGTGATCCACATGCAGCCCTGCACCTGATCCATGATCTCGCTGGCGTCGTTATCGATGTGGAAGGAGCGCAGTTTCTCGGGGGCAAGGAAGCATTTGTACTCGCTGCCTCCGTCCTCGCCGATGAAGCCGTCCGCGCTGGCGCCAAATGCGCCGTCATCGGTCTTCACCAGGCCAACCTGAGTCACGATCAGACCAGTCTGTATTTCGTGTTCCATCCGCGCTTCGGGTTCGAGTTCGTGGCCACGCTTCATCTGCCATGTTTCGAAACCGCCATCCAGAGGCTTCCCGCTGATTCGCTCTACTGCCAACTTGAATGCGTAATCGAGTGCTTTCGCAGTTGGCTCGCCTTTGTTCGGGCCGGATTTAAGCTTCGCCCGTGCATCACCGAACATGCTGGCGGTGATGACTCCGGCACGTGCTTCATGCCATTCAGCGGAGCCCTGGGCGCAATTTACGATAATCATTCGGCAACCTCCTCGAACTCGACGGCGTCGTCTGGCTCGGCTTCTGGTGAGTGTTCTGGCTCTGCAGCCTTCTCTGGCTGCGTCGTGCCGGGCTCTGATGCTTTCAGCTTCACACCGCACGCGACCACGGACTCTTTGAACAGGTCGTAGGACGTGCGGTCCTTGGTGTCGTTGATGGCTGCAATGCCTGCCTTCCACACCTCGGTGAGCGCTTCCTGCGTGGTGGCTGCCTCTGCTTGCGAAATCCAATGCCCAGAAACGGCGGGGTCGTGGGGGACAGGTTCTGGCTTATTGCTTTGAGTTGGCGCCTGTTCCTGAGGCCGGAGCTCCTCGGGAAGGTCCTCAATATCCTGAGTGAAGATGTCCGATGCTGCGGTGACGTTGAGGGTCATAGCGATCATGGCGCGCTTGCAGGCCATCTTCAGGATGGTGTTCGCCAGATCGGCAGGCTCGGTGCGCACCTGATCGACCGAGTTGCCGTTCTTGTAGAACTTCTTCCGGCGCATGTTTTCAGGCGTGGCGTCGAGTTCCGCCTTGCAGGCAGCACCGCGCCACTTGTATTTTTCTTCGCCGGACGAGCACTCTCCAACGCCTTCGCCGAGCACCGTGCCGGTTGTCTGGTGCCGGCCAACACAGGTCACCCGGTAGCGAGCCGTGTTGTCGTTCGACAGGTCCTCGATGCGGTACTCCTGCGCAACCCGAAAGGTGACGCACAGGACTTCGGCACCTGGCTTGTACAGGGTTGGCTTCGGGGTGCCCGGGATAGTGCCGTAGTGAGTTTCCCGCTTCATGATGCCGTGCATCACTTCCTGCACCAGGTTCACACGCTGGCGAATTTCCACAGCTGAGAAGCGATGAACCTCGGCGGCGGTCAGGCCCGCGCTTTCGCGAACCGGCATTTGAATGAGCTCGTTCATGGGGACCTCAGTAGGTGATGGCGATGTTCGGGATCTTGCGTTGAGCGATGAGGGTGATGGCCTGCTTGGCGCATTCCTCAGTCATGCCGCCGGCAACGAACGCATCCAGCGCTGCGCGGTTGATCTTCGCTTTGTGGGCCTTGTCGGCATCTCGAGCAGCCTGCTGGCGTGCAATCTCCGCCGCTTCGGCTTCTTGCCTTGCAACCTCGGCCGCTCGAGCTCGTTCAGCGGCTTCTGCCTGTTTGCGCTCTGACTCTGCCTGCTCCCGCTCTGCGCGCTCTACTGCGGCGATGCGGTCAGATTCGGCTTGTATCAGCGCCTGCTGGTGCCGGCGCTCGTCGTCGATCTTCTGTTGTGCAGCGCGCTGCTCTGACTCAATCTTCTCCCGCGCTGCTTGGGCTGCTGCGCGTTCGGCTTGTTCTGCTGCAAGCTTCAGCTCCAGTTCGCGACGATCTGCAGCAGCCTTGGCGTCCGCTTCGCGTTTGATGGCGGCATCCCGCTCGGCCTGGGCGCGCTGTTCGGCTTCGATGCGAGCACGCTCAGCGGCAGCGCGGGCAATCTCCGCCTCTCGGTCACGCTGGGCCTGAGCCTCAGCTTCGGCACGAAGACGGGCAAGCTCAGCCTGATCAGCTTCATAACGCTGAAGCTCAGCGTGGGTCGCTCGAAGCGCCTTAATTGCGAGATCCTTCGCGCCAGCGGCTTCAGCCTTGAATTCCTCCCACTCATCGCCGACCTCCACCGCTTCAGCCTGATCGATTAGGCCTAGAACATGAGCCGAGGTTTCGCTGGCGAGATTCAGGGGTAAGCCGCGGAGCCAGTTGAGTTTTTCATTGTGAGCATCGACGCGCTTATCCTCTGCGGCCTGCCAGTCATCCAGAGGCTTGCGCACCTCTTTCTGCCAGGTTTCGAGAATGTCCCAAACGCGCTTGCGTTCGGCGTCGATACGCACCGGCACCTTCTTTTGCTCTGCCGATAGCTCCTTGCCTTTGTTTTCGATTGCCGTTTTGGTGCGGGCAACCTCATAAGCCATCGACGCAATTTCCTTGCGGCCTTTGGCGGTCTTCAGATCGGGAACCACTGCCAGGAACTCATCGATCTTGACGCGAATCTTTTCCAGCCAAGGCTCAAGGCCTTTGTCGGCGCTGTATACCGCCAGCGCCGTTTCCTGCGGCGGCGCAACTATCAGTTCTTTTTCTGCAGACATGCGGAGTCTCCCGCGCCATCCGTGTGCCGGGGCGCTGCGATTGAATAGGGTGGGGGTTGAATCAGTGCGGGGCGTAAGCGCTGGCGATCATCCAGGCAGAGCAGAACAGCAGGGTGAAGAAACTGCCGCGCCAGAAGGCCCAGCGCTTTGCGTGCTGGTAGCGGGTCATGGCGAGCACATCGGCAGGCTGCTGTAGCAGTAGTACCGCCGCTCCGTGCCGTCGTCGTAATTCACCTCGCCTTGAGCGCCGCAGCCACAAGTCGCGGTTTCGGGTTCGTCTTCCTCAACCTGATCTTCCCGCTGGCAGTTCTGGCCGCCGCAGTGCGGGCACTCGGTGTGTGTGAGGTTACTGAAGGCTCCCATCCACCGAATGCCGTATTGGCCGCAATTTCCGCAGATCATCGTCATGCGCGCACCTCGTAAGCCAGCGTCCACTCGCCACACAGACAAGCTCGGCGGCTCCACGCTTCAGGGTTCGAGATATGCGCGCGTTCGGCAGCCTGCATTGCTTCGAACATGGTTCGGCCCTTGAAGACCATCAGAACGCGATCCTCAGGCACGGCCAAGTGATCTGGAAGCTCGGCCAGTTGCTCGTCGATCAGGGATGGAACGATTGGCGTGGTCACTGGGCGACCTCCTTGATCTGCTTATCAACCCATTTACGCATGCGGGTCCAGCGCTCTTCCGGAGTTTCGCGCCGCCATCCCTGTTGAGGGTCGTAGACTCCCGGGTGATCATCGTTTTCCCAAACGATCTCGCGAGCCATGGCCGAGGCTATGCCGAATCTGTCAGCTACAGCCTCTGCGTCGTCAGGGTCGATGACAGTCATATCCAGACCGCGAGACTGACCAACCACACCGAGCGTGCAGAAGTCGCCGTCGGCCTGAAGCTGCTCGGTAACCAGACGCTTAACTGGCATGGCATCGAGCGCGGTGGCCAGCTCTTTTAAGAACGCCTGCCCGCGCTTGCCGCGCAGCGCTGAGTTCACAGCACCGCGCCAACAAATCAGAGACCAGTTGTCATCGTTGTCGTCGCTGTATCCGCTTCTGCTCATGCTGCTCTCCTGAGTTCAGTCTTCCGGTGGCCGACCTTCCGTTCCAGCGCCTGGTGGTAGCACTGGCCGTCGTCGTAGGTGAGTTGCCCCAGCATCACCGCCATGTCGATCATCCCGCTGACGTAGGAGTGGTCGACGTGGGGCATGGGAGATCTGGAAATCTTGGCGATCTCCACGCCGATAAAGGCGTCTGCTACGTCCTTGCTCATAGGTCCGCATCCTCTGCTTCAGCCTGCAGGCCTGCTTCGGCGTGCGGCTCGACCAGCGCCACGGCGATGTCGAACAGCTTGCCCATCGGCGTTTGGCCTTCACCGAGCAGGCCCAAGGCAAACGTCTTGGCCGGTGCACCGCCCAGAGCCGCGATGACCAGCTGAGCGAAGAAGTCATCAGGATCTTCATCGTCGATCTGCCGCTGATTCAGATGAGTCTGAACCTCGGACAGGAACGTGGAGTACTCGACGACGATGGGGGAACATAGACGGCGGCGAATCACCAGGTCACAGCCGCGCATCAGGTTCTCGGCTGTGTCTTCGATCCAGCGGTGCGCCGCTTCCTCACGCCCGGAGTCGTCGTCCGGCTGCATGTTGTCCCAGCGCGCTTGCGCTCTTGCGAAAGAATTCATGGTCGCCTCCGTAGGCGCTGTTCAACCGCATTGATCAGATGCCCGCGCAGGTGACCAAGCCCGTGCCGTGAAGCACACGGGCACCTGTCGATGCGGTCGATGGGGTGGGGTTATTCGGTGGGCGGGGCTAGATGTGGCTGCCAATGCGTCACGCGATGTTCGAAGCGCGAGCCGTCTCCGTATCGCCAATCAACGCCGTTCCAGTAGAGAAAGCGGGCGCCATTGGAGCTGCTCTGTGCTTTCCTCGCTGGGGTGTAGCCGATGACCCAGGCTTTGCCGCCACCCTTTGGCAGATCAGGCAGCCTGTCGCTGCACTTGATCCAGCCGCTCACGGCTCTTCTCCACGGCGTCGGCGCTCGGTTGCCATCTCCATCGCCAAATCGTGCCGTTCCTCACTGATCAGCTCAGCTACGGCAGCCTCGACTTCGGACATCGCGGCATCCTCATCGCCAGCGCGGCGAATCATCAAGCGAAGCAGCTGGATTGCAGCGTCAAGGCGAGTCGGGTAGGCGTGCGCAATGAAGCCAGTGCCCGATGGCTCTTGAACCAATACCTGACCGGAAACATTCATTCCGCTCATGCTCAATCTCCTTGCTGATTAACCAAACACACTCAGCTGCAACCACAAGAACGCGAACGGCCAAGTGGCAGCGGAGTAGTTGCATGTGGGTGTGTTCGATATGGGGTAGGGGGTTCCGCATCTGCGGGCACTGTTCCGATGTGCTGCGAGGGGTGGGCCTACCTTCCGGCCAATGCGCGGGTTGGGCGCCGCCTTCAGGCTTACGGCGCCACGCAGGTGAATCGCTTACTGGTGCATGGCTGCAAATCCTCCGTGGCTCTTGTCAGCTGCTGAGATGTTCAGTCAGCCGATGCAGGGGGCCGCGTTGCGCGGTGCAGAAGTCTTCCGCATCCTTCAGCCAACTCATCGAATTGGCTGAGGTGATACTTCAGTCTTCGTCGTCGGCATCGAGCATATTTTCGATGTCGGTGGCCGCGGGCTTCTTCCAGTTTTTGATCTGGCCCGTTTCCAGGTCGATATCCAATTCCACGTAGTCGCCGTAGTGGTCGCCGGGGAAGAAGTTGGGCACGTAGCCTTCATAACTTCCGACCTTGTCGCCTTGGGCGTCGACCAGATCTGCGTTGAAGCGGTCGCTGACCTTGACGCACAACTTGAGCAGGGTTACGTCGACCTGCACTGTTTTCTTCTGGCTGATTTGCATCCCACTTCCTCCGTTGATTTCCAATGCCGCCTCATAGAAGCGGCATCAGTAAATCGTTCGGTATTACTCACTGCGCCCGTCAGGGTCATTCGCACATTCGGTCATCACCTCGAACGTATGGCCCGCTATTCGGCAGGTTGGTACGATCTGGGAAAGACAGGAGCTTTCACATGGATGCAAAAAGCCTCGAACTGCTGCGACAACTGAAGACATCGCTTACGCGAGAGCGGAAAGATCGAGAGTGGCCCGAGACGAGCTGCAGATTCTGCAAATCGCATTTCCGGTATCACCACACTTGGAAGCCTGTGCCGATCATGTGTAAGGGCTGTCGCGTTGAGCGGAAAACGCCTTACAAGCCCGGAGAGGGCGACACTCTCTATCTTGAAACTCAGGTATTTAGCGGCGGATCGCCTGGTGGCGGTCGCCGGAAGTGACATCATCGGCCGCGCACGCTACTGGCGTCGGCTTGGCCGTTAATCTCGTTGTTTTTCCAGCCGCGGGCCTTTCGGCTTGTTCTCCCGCTGGATAACTGTTCTTGGCGCTTTACGCTGCGCGCCCGGGGCAGTTGCCACCCCTCTGAATCGTTGAGGCCGATTCATCGCTGCCTTTGAAGCTGGGCCGGTGGTGATCCGGCAATGGGTGAAGCTAAAGAGCTGGCGGGTCTCAAGAGGCCCTGTCGCACCGTTGGTTTGTCGCTGCGATGGGTGAAATATGAACTACAGGTTCAAATTGCGTCAAGTACCAAAAGTACATATTTTTCCCGCAGTTCATTTACAGGTTCAGAAACTGCCGGTCGAAATGGGATTTACGATGAACCTAAGGTTCGCTATGCTCGCCACCGATTACTGGATGGATATACAGCTTTCGCTAAGGAGGTGTTTTATGGCGCAGCAAGGCAACAATAAGAGTTCAGGGCCGGCGACTATCAGCCCTATGGAGCGGCTTACCATGCGCGTGTCGTCGATGATCAATCACCCGATAGCCCAGGAAAGGCGGGAGGTCAGGATTCATCGGCTGGACACGGACGGAGAGAGGGAGTGGAACGAGATCGTGAATGCGATCTCAGAAGCGGACGGGATCAACCTAACGCACAACCACGAAGATGCATCGATCACATTGAGGTGGGAACCTTCAGAGGACGACGAGAAGCCCGCGCAAGTAGCGGACCCGTTTGAGTCAGAAGAGCCGGCGCCTTTCTAGCGGGCACAAAAAAGCCCGCTCGGAGTGGCGGGCTTCAGTGTCTTTCTGGTTCGCTAGTGAATCGCAGTGACAGTAAATTGCTTAGGCACCAGAGCCCCCGTCTCTGGATCAGGATCGTAGGAGACTGTGATGTCAGCTTTGATGATCTGGTCAGCCCTTGCCTTTGAATTATCAAGGCCTGATTCGAAGTGCATAGGCAGTTTCTTTTTGTTAGCTATCGTTGGGATCCGTGCGATCCAACCGGATTTATCGCTATCTCGGTTGAGGCTTCTAATGTCGACGTCCACATTCTGGTACTTCAGCTCCTGTGAAACAGGCGACAGGACGGCCTTATCTGGCGCATCCCTCGACGCGGCGTGACTGATAACTAGCGGGCTTGATTTATCATCGCCAGCGTAAATCGCGCCACCGTTTTGGCCTGCTGCCGGCTTCACAAAGTCTAAGGCAGCCGCTGCTACGCGTTTCCTGTCTGTAGAGAGAGCGGCCTCAATCGCTTTGTTGAGCTGCTGCGGCGAAGAATTGAACATATCTTGTCCGGCCACCATGACCACGCTGTTCGTCGCCTGAATACTGGGAGCGTTGTTTCCAGCAGCCTTGTCCACCAGGCTAACCGCGCTCGCTGCTACCACAATAAAAGCTGCCGCCGCAACGCCAGCTATGGCTGTGTACCTAAGACCTGAACCAAACTTCGTTGTCATCAGCCACTTCTCTAGCTTGTCTTTCTCCACCTGGTTTAGACATTTAAGCACTAATTCCAGGTATTCCTTGAGACTACCTGACTCGACTTTCTCGACTCGCAGCTCGCACGACTGGACCTGTGCGCCGCTAAGCGATGAAAAGAAAGCCGGCATCGCAGGGCTCATTCGGTCTAAAGCAGACAGAGCCTTGATAACGTCAGGGATGGGGAGTGGGGTTTTGCTTTCGTAATAGAAGGCTAGGGGAAGCCTGACCTCAAAATCCGTTTGTTGATTCACTTCTAAATCCTAAAGCAAAGACCATAAAAATGGATGAATTTTGGCTGGTTAGACTAGATTTCCGTTCCACACGAACAGCACGCGAGCTTGAATGTAGGTCTCATCGATGAAAATGTCTTCGGCCTTATGCTTCCGGTTGTCCGAGATCATCTTGAATCTGTCCTTGCCCTTCATCTGCAAGCGCTTGATGTACTGAAAGCCGCCGTATGAGAAGTAGTAAATGCCGTCGCCTACGAATTCCTTGATGCTGATGTCAACCAGGCAGGGGTCTCCGTGCTTGATCGTCGGCGTCATTGATTGACCCCAGCCCGTTACCATTTTTAGGTGGTAGTGCTCTCTGAACTCAACGCCCATCGCGCGTAGTTGAGAGGGGCTGATGCGAACGTCCTGTAGCAACTCTGGGTAGTCGTGGACCACCTCGCCACCGCCCAGCGCGCCGCGCACGTCATAGTGCGCAATCCATACCTCATCGCCAACCTTGCCCGAGCCGGGCTTGTAAGCGTCATTCACTAGCACCTCGATGGTGCCTTCTTGCTCTGTACCTTCAGCCACTGCCAGCAGCTTTTGTAGGCGGTCTTCGCCCAACTTCTTGCCTGCCAGCATTTCCCGAATCTTGTCAGCGGCAGTCGACGAATCACCAGCTACGACCTGATCAACGAGCAGCCCGGGCCCGTCTCCTGACCCATGTTGAAGCCATTCGATTTTGACGCCGAGATTTTCGGCAATCGCCTGCATTTTTGCCGGGCCGGGTATCGACTCCCCATTGAGCCATTTGCTGGCCGCCTTGGGTGTGACCTTTGTCATTTCAGCGAGGCGAGCGCCCGCACCCCATTGATCGATGCCTTTCTCGGCAAGCGACTTTTTTAAGCGGTAGGCAAACGCGGCGCGGATTTCTTCTATTTGAACCATAGGTTCAATATCGCATGCCCTTGCATGTACTTTCAGTTCCGACATAACATGTACTGCAAGTTCATATTTAGCCCGGAGGCCACATGAGCCCGCTTAAGAAATCGATTGATGACGCCGGCGGCGTTCCGGTGGTTGCCATGGCATGCGGCAAAACGCCGCGAGCCGTTTACAAGTGGCTGACCGCCGAGTGCCTGCCGCGCACTGAATACACCGGCGAAACCCGGTATGCCGAGCGGATCGCCGCACTGGCATCAGCCAATGGGAAGCCGTTCGAGCCCTCTTGGCTTCTCTCGGAAGCCCACCCCAAGAAATCTGCCGCCTAACCGCGCTTCGAGCTTAGCGAGATCGTCGCCAGCTCGAAGCCGCGCAGAGCCTCTTGGCTCAACTGATCACGTAACTGACTGGCCTTCTGCTCGAACGCAGGCCAGAGCCTCATCTGAGAAGACAGGGGCAGGGTGGATGCCAAGGCACCCACAAAGCAGCAAAGGGCGGTTATCTCGCCTTGCAGTTCGGAAGAGTCGGTCATGGATGCGTCCTTGATCAGTTGGTAACCGAATCATCTCTGTGTTGGCACTGAGCCACCACTGAAAACGTAACGAGGTTTTACGAATGGAAGACTTTTTGGATGCGTGCCAGTCGGCGGTCAAGGGCAACGAGCCAAAAGCACTGGCCGCGAAGATGGGTGTTCCGCATGTAAGCCTGCTCCAGCGCGCGAACCCCGACAACGATGCACACCACCTGACCATCGAGCACTTGTACGGCGTGCTGCTGCACACCGGCGACATGCGCCCCCTGATTGCCTTGGCATCCGAGTTTGGTTTCGACCTAGTTGCCCGCGACAAGCCTGCACCTACCGATCTGAATTCGGCGCTGATGCGCCTGCACGTAGATCTCGCAGACGTGACTCGACTGGCCTACGACGCACAGTCGGACGGGCATGTGTGCTCGCGTGAGAAGTCGGAACTGATCAAGGAAGCCGACGAGGTGATCGTCAGCTTGGAAGTGTTCAAGCAGTCCGTAAAGGTCGCCTGAATTTCAGACACAAAAAAACCACCGGGCCTGGTGGTTCTTCAGCAAAGCAGTAAGCGAGAAAAATCATGACAAACATCGTCTCATTTGACAAGTCCCGAGGGTTCACCCGAATGGACAATTCAGTTATGGAGGCGCTTTCCACCGTCGACCTGCCTGCGCGCGAGCTTCGTGTTGTCATGGCAATCGCCCGTCAGACAATCGGGTACCAGGTCGAAACGAAGCGCCTCACTGCCGACGACCTCGGCAAACACACCAACATGCGCCGCGACGTCACGTCGAAGGCAATCAGTCATCTGCTGGAGCGCCGTATCATCTACCGCGTCGGTGGAAGCCGTGGCGACATCGGCATTTCCCCTGTGTCGGAATGGGTGTTCTATGAAGAAAAACAACAGAGTCTCCCTGAGACCAAAATGTCTCACTGGGACAATATCGTCTCACTGAGACAGGAAAAGAGTGAGACCAAAACGGCAACTTCCCTTATTTATAAAAAGAAAGAACCCCCTATAACTCTTCCTTCGGAAGAGATTATTACCCCCCAAGCTGAGAAGGCTCAGGCCAAGGCTGATCGCAAAAAGCCGTTCGGCCTTACCAACCTGCTTGCAAACAATCCTCACTGCCTGACCGAGGGCCTGCTCAAAGACTGGCTGGCCCTGCGCAAGGAGAAAAAAGCCGCCGTCACCGAGACCGTCTGGAACTCGCTGAACGCCGAACTGGTGAAGTGCGCTGATCTGGGCATCGCTGCTGATGTCGCGATGACTGAAGCGCTCTCCGCTGGCTGGCAGGGGTTCAAGGCAG